GACAGCATGTGATACAGCCGACCGAACACACGCTTCGCCTCTGCCAGTGCTGCTGGCGACACTGCCAGTTCACCGCTAGGCTTGACGTATGCTGTCATCGAAACATCAAGCGCCTTGAATGCAGCACCCATCTTGCTTTGATCAATGCGCTCAACTGCACCGCCCGGCTTTTGACCCGGCGCACCGCTCCGACCCGCATTGCTGACAAGCGCAACAATGTCTTTCGTGCTGGTCTTAGCGGTGATGTGCTTCGCCTCTGCTGGCACACGCTGCAACATGCCAGTGTTAAAGGCGAAATTCTGCATCTCTTTCAACAGCTTCTCGCTGCGAACGAAGCACGAATACACATCCTTTTCACAATGCACTGTGACCAAGCGCGTGGTGCGGAGAATAGCTAAGCCGCTGTAAACATCGCAAGCACGTTCAAGCTGATTAGCTACTGCGGTTTCGATACCCTTGAGCGTGTTAACACGTTCCTTTTGCGTATCGGTACGCAGCTTGGGTGCGGGCATAGCGTTCTTCTCGTTAACGTGTGCCTTACCCTCTGGCGTCTTGAACCATGCCTGAAGCATGGTATCGCGGACGCTATCATCGCTGTTGGCACGGCGAGCGGTGTGCAACGCAACCACAAGCGCCTTGATGCTGGCGCTGTAGTTATGAGCAATGCCAAGTGCACCGCTCGACAGCTTCGACGGCATTGATGCAAGCTGCAACATCGCAGTGCCGAACGTAGGCTTAGCGATAGGAGCAACCACAGCAGTGCTAGAAACCAGTGCAACCTTTGAAGAAGCAACCATTGTAGTAACCTTTCGTTTGGGAGGCGGAATGCCTCTAGGTCGTTAGTCGGTATCGACTAACTGCAAGCATTATAAACGAAGCAATATCAAATGCAAACGTGCTTTAGTATCAATGAGTTACAGCATGACAAACAGGCACAATCGAGCAAATGTATACTGAGTATACAAACAGCCGACACACATGATGCAATCACACACACGCTTGAGTGCAGCACACGCTGCTAGGTAGTGGCATGGGAAGCGGAATGCGCCGCCAGCTTGGCAAGTTGTATACTGAGTAAACACAACCACGCTGCTAGATATTCCATAACATGCACACGTTATGTTCTAATTCGGTGTGCCCGCATTCTGCGTAGGATCGCCGCTGATAAGCGTAAATGTCCAAGCTACCTAGCATCATCTTGTTCATAGAAACGCATGGGTGCTCATATTCACTTTTCTTTATATGGCATATATTCCCAATCACGTTCACGCTTTGTTCGTGTGCTGCGGTGCTGCGTATCTGTGCATCGGCCGACCGCTTACGACATGATAACAATACACCGATTGCCCATTGTGTGCATGATGAGTATGTGTAGCAGGTTGCAACTAATGAGTAAGTGACTAACTCGCAGCATCATGCTGATTATGTGCAGAGTGAGGGTGGTCAGTCCCCGGCCGAAACCCAAAGGCACTTACTTCCCTTGCTTACTGTCATGGATAAGAGCGCAGTGTCAAGCCCCTGCACGTGTGAAATAGATGCACACTACCCCACTCCCCCTCTTTGCCTGTATGTCAGCATGTGTAGTACTCGAGTGTGTATGTGTAACTTTGTGTATATGTGATATAGCTGCGGCAGTAGCTATAGAAGCGATGGCATCGAACCGGCCCTTCGGGCCGGATATATGAATGTATACTGAGTATACGATGTAAGTCATTGACAACTAAGAAGAACTATGCTATGGCCGATATACAGCAGTTAACACGTAGACAGGAGCAATATCATGCCAGCATGGGCCGGTGGGTGGGATGGTTTAATCACAGGTACGAATGCTGCACCTTATGCACCTATGCAGCAAGCTACTGCAACGATGCGTAGCGTTGCTCGTCTTACTAATTCTGTAGGTGGTCAGTACTTCGGTGAGATAGGTCGCGCACTGGCTAACGGTGTCGGTGCTGGTACTGTGTTGACCATCAAACAGGTAGCAGCAGTACAAGCTGATGGCATGAACCAAGGTGGTCAACGACCTATTGCTGACTTCGTTGTTGTACCACAGCACAACACTACCATCAATGAGAAGGAAGCATTCCAATCACAGATGACACCAACGTGGGCACCGCTTGTATATCCAGTTGATAAGAGCGGCAACGGTGGTGGCAGCAAGGTAGGCACGATCAACTAATGGCTATGCTCGTCCTTACTGGTCCTACTATCAGCAAGGGTAAGTCGTTGTCTAATATACTGAATGTAACAAGCGGTGGCATCTATCGTGTAGTAATGCCACCGCTTTGGACTAAGGCTGCTGTCATCACGTTTCAACTAAGCTACGATGGTGTTGACTTCTACAATGTATATGACCGCAGCGGTGAAGAGACAGCAATGCGGTGTATACAACAGTCAGTCGTACCTATTGGTGAGTATCTGTTCTACATCCACTCATTGAAGATACGCAGTGGTACGCATAGAGAGCCTGTAGTACAAGAAGAAGACCGCGTGTTCAAAGTAGTGTTAGAGACAAAGACACGATATGAAGTAGCACAGGAACATGCCGAGCCGCAACCGCAACACAGCACCCATACCACTGCCGCGTCCTAATCCCGAACGACAGTTCGAGCGGGAATACATGGACAATGTGATAGGTGGTATGTTCGACATGGGCATGGGTAGTGCTGACTCTGAAGCTGGTGCATACACACCACGCGGTCCAGCACCACCACCTATCAACCCGCAAGAACTTGATGCACTCATTCAGCAGTTGCTAATGCCACCAACATACGATGAACGTGGCTTCGTACCGGGACGAACACAGGCACAAGGTGGTATGCTTCCAGACCCCGGCTCAGTAGAGTTTAATGTTAAAGGTATGCCACCAGTGAATGACGAAGATGCGAGCTTTGAACAATACTATGGCGAGAAAGATACATAGATGGACCCCTCACAGCTTCCCCCCGGTGCAGCACAAGCATTACAACAAAGCGGCTTAGGTGGTGATAATCTAACACAGATACTTGCACAGCTTGCAACCATGTCACCTGATGAAGTGAGTGCAGCACTCGCTCAGCTTGGTATCAATGTTGATCCTAACACGCTGCATGGTATGGCTGAGAAGTGGGTTGATGAGAGTGCTGACAAACTGAGTAGCGGTAGTGCTGATGGCGAGCAACAGCCTACTGCGGCGGCAGATGAGGGTGACGAAGAAAGCCCATCCCCGGCTGAGTCTGCATCTGCCGCTCCTACACGTGATGAAGAAGACCTAGAACCAGAACCAGACAATGAACAAGCTGAAGGTGAGAATGCAATGGCTGCTGCATCACCTGAAGATGTGGCATCAGCGCAACAGGCTCAGAGTGGAGGTATGGCTATGGCTAATCGCGGTAATGCTGGTGGTAATATGGATGCAGCAATCAGCGCGATGATGGGCGCGAGTGGTGGTGCGCGTGGTGCGCCTACACGTTTAGGTGCGCCGCGTCCTAGTGCAATGCCTATGCCGGGTCCAGCACCCGGTGAAGACCCGCGTGCTAAGAGTATGATAGCTAACATCTACAGACAGCAAATGGGACCGGGTAGTGGCGCTGCTAGTTCACGTATAGGTATACCACTTGGCCCACGCACTGGTGGTGGTCCTAATGAAACATCATCGCCACTCACACGCATGAAGAAACCAAAGAAGCAGTAGTATGCCCGATCTACCGTTAGCTAATGGTCTTGTCATTGATACCAGAACGGGTCAGGCAATACTGCCTAGCACGTCGCCTGAAAGCGTCATTCAACAGCAAACAACCAAGTACAAACAAACACAGACTGCTGCTACTGTTCGCGGTCGTGATCGCAGCAATCGCGTGGTGCGCCGTGGGCTTGTTGATCTCCCTGCTGACAGTAAAGCTGTTACTACTGCCGGGGTAGTGTGGCTATACTTCACACTAGGTATCAATGATGCAGAGATAGCAGAAGCCACAGGTCTAAAGCTATCTCAAGTTGATATGATCAAAGGCTTGCAGCTATTCACGCAGCTTGATCAGCTAGTCAAAGACAACATCGCAGCTATGACATCAGACAATGTGCAGAAACGCATTGACGCTCTTGCTGCTGGTGCATTGGACAAGCTAGAAGACTTAGTTGATGATGAAGATACAAGACCAGCAACTAAGTCACGCATACTCATGAACATGCTTGATCGTGGTGGCTTCTCACCTAAGCAGGTGCTTGAACACCGCCACTCACTAGAGGGTGGCCTAACGATCAGACACATTAGAGAAGTAGCACAACCAAAGACTATGCCTAGTATTGACGTTGATGCTAAAGACATAACATCAGTTGTAGTCAAGGAGAAGTAGCATGGCACGTGTTCCTAACAAAGACGGCCAAGGCATCATCGCCAACGGTGCATACGGTGTAGTTGATCCTAGCTACGACTACCCAACAGCATTCGCCAGTGGTGTACCTAGTACACTTGGCTATAGTGGTGAGATGCGCGTTGATACAGCTACAGGTTCTATCTATCGCTTCCTTGGCCCCGGTGCTACGAATTGGGCCGAAACAAACATACGCTAATGCGTATACTCAGTATACTAGTACTAGTAGTAGTGTTGAGTGGTTGTCACCACGTGCCTGAGCGTTTCTATACACGTGCTGACGTAGACGCTATCAACGCTGAGATAGCATGTCGTAACCTAGCTCGCAACTTGTTACAGATAGAGAAGTGCAGCATCAGGAGATAACTACAATGGCTTTAGGTGAAGATCGCGTGCGCGTGTCGTTCAATCCTAGCAGCAACAACTTGGTTGATCAGATCAAGGCTGCAACTGCTGAGTTGATTAACACATGCAACGCGCAGAACGACACACACGATGACCCTGAAGAGGGCCGCTTGTGGTCACTCGCAATGACGCACTATGAGACTGCTGCAATGTGGGCAGTGAAGGCTGCTACTACGGAGAAGTGATATGTCCATAGGTCTGCTGTTCTGGGTACTCATGGTGCTGTGGTTCTTCTCATGGATCACTAACACCTACTCGCCGGGTCAATTCCCGTGGGCCATTCATGCAAGCAACCTGTTGTTCTTCGTGTTGCTGTTCTTGCTAGGCTGGCACGCATTCGGCTTCGTCATACATGCCTAGAGTACGTACAGTTAACGTAGCTGAACGACCTGAGTTGTTGCTAAAGGAAGGCAGCTTACAAGATCGCTTTCTACGTTCAACTGCTAAGGTGCAGATATACGGTGGGGGGTTCGGCAATGGAAAGACTACAGCAGCCGTCATTAAAGCCCTGCAACTTGCCGACCTCTACCCCAATTCAACTGGACTTATTTCACGCTCAACATATCCTAAACTCAATGACACCATCAGAAAGGAGTTCCTCAAGTGGTGTCCTCCTAAGTGGATCGTGTCCTTTTCTACAGGGCAAAACGGGGATAACATTTGTCACCTTAAGAACGGTACGACTGTTTACTTTAGATACATCGCACAACAGGGTACTAAAACAGAGAGCAGTAGTTCTAACCTTCTGTCTGCAACATTTGATTGGGTCATTGTTGACCAAGTGGAAGACCCTGAGATCACACACAAAGACTTCTTAGACTTGTTTGGTAGGTTGCGTGGTCGTGCTAGATATGTAGGTGAAGATGTTAAGATGCCTGTCACTGGTCCGCGGTGGATGATGCTCACATGCAACCCAACAGGTAATTGGGTATACACGAAGTTAGTACGCCCACTGGTGCAGTACAAAGCATCAGGTTACATCACTGATGACTTAATCTGTATGCGTGATGTTGATCGCAACCCTGTGTTAGGTGAAGATGGCAAGCCGCAGTTGTTGATTGAAGTCATAGAAGGCAGCACCTATGAACTGCGCCACGTGCATGAGGCTGAAGGCGGCGACTTCATTCAAACACTCGAAACAATGTATCAGGGTCAACAACGTGATCGCTTCCTATTGGGTAAGTGGGTTGCATACGAGGGTCTTGTCTATCCTCAATTTGACTCATCCGTGCACTTGCTTCACGAGGGAGACATACGCTGTGCGCTTGATGCGTACATCGAAACCCACTATCAACCTAATTGGATCGAAGCCTACGACTACGGCCAAGCGCAACCTAGTTGTTATACGCTTGCGTTCGTCACGCCAGAGAAGCATGTCATCATCTGCGACGGCTTCTACCAGAAAGAGATGAGCTTAGATGAGCAGATAGCGCGTATACGCAGTATACGTAATCAGTGGGGCTTCTCACCTGATGAGATACACAAGATCACCGCTGATCCTAGCATCTTCGGTCGTCGCACTGTTAATAAGCGCACCGTTGGTAAAACCATTGCGGATATGTTCAAAGAAGACAACATTGCAATGAAGCGTGGTAACAATGACATCAACAACGGGGTTGTTAAAGTTGGTAGCTATCTTAACATCAATCGCACTCTGCTTCACCCCATCAAGCGTACTGCTGGATCACCTCGCCTATTTGTCAACGCCAAGCTGGATTGGTGGACAGATGAAATTGCTGGTTACTACTGGCAACAATCAACGTCTGGTGAACGCATTGACAAGCCGATAGATCGCAACGATCACGCAATGGACAATGTGAAGTATCTGTTGGGTGAGATGCCTGACATTGGTAAGTACCAGATTGCAGCAGAACAGCGTGTGCCATCGTGGATGCTATGGCAAGAACGTGACAAGGGCATAGAGAACCCACGAGGACATAGATATGGCTGAGTATGACCCACAAGAACCGCCAGCATCCGCTGCACCTGCCACTGACACTGATGGTGCTGCTTTCAATTCATATGAAGGCATCATGGCACCTGATGCACCTGTGCAGAATGATCAACCTGTCTATCGTGTGATAGGTGAGAGCAAGATACCTGTTAGTAAGCATCGTGGCCCATTGTGGCGTTCGCGCTATGATCAGGGTAAGGCAGCGATGAGTAAGCAGCTTGATGCATGGAATGAAGCATACCGCTACTACCGTCATGATCACACGCGCCAAGGTGCGAGTAGCCGTCATGAGGAAGACAACACTACCGCTGGAAAGCCTCTCGCTGGAACTTTCGATAGCACTGAGAACATTGTATTCGCCAATGTTAGCGCACTTGTGCCTCTGTTGTTCACTAAGAACCCTGATGCTGAGTTCACGTGTGAAGACAAAGCGGACCAAGACAAAGCGCGTGTAGTTGAGAAGCTAGTCAATGTGCTAGCTAGCAAGAAGACATCACCCGGCCTTAATCTCAAGCGCAAGGTCAAGCGTAATATAGTAAGCACCACACTATGCAATGTTGGCTGGTTTGAAGTCGGCTACACGCTGCGTGAACAGAGCAGCGATGCAGCGTTGGAAGAGATTAAGAAGCTGAGCTACGAGCTAGAGCAAGCTAAGTCACAGAAGGAGATTAAAGAGACTGAAGGTAAGTTGTTAGCATTAGAGCAAACGATTGACATGCTCACACCCTCTGGTCCGTGGGTGAAGGTGCGTAGACCTGATCAAGTCATTGTTGATCCTACATCTACCGACCTAGACCTCAGTGAACCATGCAATTGGGTGATGATTGAAGACCTCATGTACACATCATTACTGCGTGCTCGCTATGGGAGAAAGAAGCCTGATAGCGATGAATGGGAAAGTGTATTCTCACCTAGCAATGTTATCAAAGCTGGAGTATCACCAGATCAAGGTGAGCGTGGTCAGACGGACAACTTCCAACTGTTTAGTTATAGTACAAGCGAGTTCTCCAAGTACGGCTACGCAGATCAAAACTCATTCTTAGCAGCGCAGATGACAAAGGTGGTCTATGTTTGGGACAAAGTATCGCGCCGCGTTGAACTGTACAACTGCAATGACTGGTGTTATCCCATGTGGGTCTGGGATGATCCTTACAGCGTTGATCAGTTCTTCACTGTCGTTCCGATGGAGTTTCATACTGACCCAATTACAATGTATGCAAAGGGTGAAGTCACCTACTACCTCGACCAGCAAGATGATGTAAACATCATCAACAATGAATGGGCCAAAGTACGCAAGTTCGCTAGTGGTAAGGTGGTGTTTGACAAGAACTCATTCAAAGATGCATCACTGCTTGAGTCGCTCATCAACGGCACAATGGATAGCAACGTCATTGGTGTTGACTTGCCAGAGGGCAAGAAGGTGAGTGATGTGTTAGGACCACTGTTGCCACCATCTGCTGATGTGATGAAGTTCTTTGACAAGAAGCCTGTACTCGAAGCCATTGATCGCTTGTCAGGTGTAGCATCAGTGCAGCGCGGCGTTGAATACAAGACCAATACGACCAACAAAGCTATCGAGTCGTATGAGAGTCAGATGCAGACACGCGCTGACGAGAAGATGGATGCTATCGAGGATAGCGTTGGCACCGTCATGTGGCTTGTAGCACAGATGGTGATGCAGTTCATGAACAAAGACGAAGTAGCTACATTACTAGGAGATGAACTTGCAGCTAATTGGGAACAAACGGATGCAACAACTATACGCCGTCTGTTCACTCCGCGTGTTGTCGGCGGTTCTACGCTTAAGCCTACGTCTAGAGCGAAGAAGGAACAAGCCCTCCAGATTAGTCAAATCATTGGTCAGTTTACACGCGCAACACCTATTGCGGCTGTTGTCGCTCTCAAGGTATTAAGTCAAGCATTCGACAACATCACAGTCAGTAAGGAAGACTGGGAACTCATATACAAAGGCATAATCAAAGAGACAAGCGGTCCATCACGTGAAGAGGCACAAGCTGAACAAGCTAATCAGCAAGGTGAACAGCAGGGTGCAGACCGCAAACAGCAGATGGTCATCGAAGCGATGAAGGCACGCGCACAAGCACAAGGTGGCGCACAACAGGCACCGGGAGGTGGTGGCGGCCCCGGTGGTGCTGGTGGGCCACAGATTGACGACATAGCATCAATTGTGCAACAAGTAGCAGGGCTTATCGACGGTATGCCACCGCAAATCAAGCAACAGCTTGGAATGCAGCTTGCACGTGGTCGTAGTGTAGCTGAAATAGCTACTGAGATGATACAACAGATGCAGCGCGGTGCAGCCGCTTAGTAGGAGGCTTGAATGGCCGAAGAGAAAGACTTGATGAGTGCCGTAGGCGACAGCTTCGGCATCAAAGACACGCCACAAGAGCAGCCACAGGGTGATGACGGTGGTGACGGAGGACAACAGGACCAACCAATATCACATCCACAAGGTGTGGAAGGTGGTGAAGGTGGGCAACAGGGTAGTGAAGGTGGTGAAGGTCGCACGGAAACAGGTAGCGACAGGCACACGCCTACAGGTAGAGTCAAAGACGATCAACTATTCCCTGATAAACCACGTAAAGGTCCACGTGGTGAGCTACTTGGCAAGAATGGCGAGATCATTGCGTCTACAAGACGTGAAAAGCAGCTAGCATATAACCTAAATCGTGCTCAGTATGCTGCAAATCAGTCCGCGCGTGACTTGAGGAAGATGCAACAGCACTTCCAGCAGTATCAAGCACTCGACGGCATCATGAAACAGAACAACATCTCACCGCAGATGGCTCATGAAGCCATACAACTGCGTGCGATGGCTGAAAAAGACCCAATTCTTGCAGTGCGTGACGTAGTTGCGCGTGTTTTAGCTACCGGCGTGACTATGGAACAGCTATTTGGTCAAGATGCTGTACCTGAAATCAGCGCACGTGTGATTACCAACGAACTTGACCGCAGATTAGGTCCACTAGAGCAACAAACACGCGCAAGACAGAACCAAGCGCGTATTGAAGAGACTGCACAAGTGCAAATGGAGCAATTTGTGCAGCAACACCCACATGCTGAAACGCATGGTGTGGAAATCAGCAACTTAGTTGCTAATCATCAACTCTCGCCAGAGCGAGCGTACTTCGAGCTACGTAGTTGGGTAGAACGTCGTGGTTTTGACTTCACATCACCACTAAAGCCGCAGATCGAGGCAGCTATGAAGCGCCAACAGGGTGGAGGTCGCAGACAGACCACACCGGGTGATACTCGCGGCATTGCACCGAATGGTGGCGTACCAACTCAGTCTACAAACAGTCAGCGCGGAGACTTCCGCAGCAATACACCTTGGCGTGACATTGCGTCGGCTGTCTTCACAGAGTTGAACAGCAAATAGACGAGACACATAGATGCCTGTACTTCAAAACGTGCTTGCGACTACAATTGAGCGTAGTCGTAAGAAGCTCATCGTCGCAGCCATGCAATCAAACGCATTGATGGCATGGTGCTTCGCACGTGACCGCATTGAGAACGAAAGCAGCGGTTACAACATCACTAACCCACTGTTGACTGGTCGCAATCCGACAGTGGGCAGCTATAGCTACTACGACTCTCTCCCCGTAGTGCAAACACAAGAGTTCATCAAACTTGAATATCGTTGGAGCCGTATTGCTGGTACTGTTATCATCAGCAATCAGGAAGAAGACGAGAACAAGGGTGAACAAGCAGCAGTCAAGCTGTTGCAAGGTAAGCTCGAAGCCCTTGAGATGTCAATCAAGGAGAAGTTCAGTGTCTACCTCTACGGTCTTGGGGGAGGCAATGATCCGAATGGTCTTGCCCTACTCGTACCTGACGATCCTACCACTGGATCGCTCGCTGGTGTTGATCGTGCTGCGGAAGTGCAGTGGAGAAGCAGCAGCTACGACTTCGCTGGTACTCTTAACGCGACAAATATCGAGGAAGCCTACGATGATGTCCTGTTGGACCTCAAGCAGGGTACGGAACGTCCGAAGGTTATCATTACTGGACGTAATCAGTATCGCTTGTATCGTGCTGCCGTGCGTAGCAAACTTACTATACCGCTCAATAACACAGGCGCGGGTAAGCGCATGATGGACTTGGGCTTTGATGGTATTAGTCACAACGGCGTGCCGATCATCTATGATGAAAGCTGCCCTGTTGATCGCAGCTACTTCCTCAACGACACCTACCTTCGCCTTCACATCCTCGGTGACAACAACATGAAGAATGTTGACCTCACTGCACCGTGGACGATTGACGGCTACGGACAGCGCGTTATCACTCAGTGCCAGTTCTGCACGTGGAAGCAGTATCGCACTCACGCAGTAGTCAACGACTAGCAACGGTATACTGAGTATACCACAGGAGCGTACAATGGCTGAACAGCCCACAGCAAGTGTTAGCTTCGAGAACCGACCCATGCAAGCACTCAGCATGGATCAGAAGCAGAAGATCATACCTGCTTACACCATAGAGCCAATGCAGCGTAAGACTGTCGTTAATCGCACAGTCAAAGATGAGATTGGCTTCCGTGTTGTACCTACTGAGGTAGTAGTGGATGGATACATGGTTCGCACACTGCGTGGCGATAGCGTGTTTCTCACCCATGAAGACCTTGTACGCATGAAGCTGGATCGTAACCTAGTGCCGCTGCTTCTTGAAGGTGGCGATGATACACCAATGGGAATGCAGAATGCTAATGCTGCAATCTCGACGAAACAGAAACAAGCTCTTGACACTCTCACTAAGCTGCTTGAAAACGATCCTAACATTGTTGACAAGCTGCTTGCTAGTGTGAATGTCGCAACGCAAGAGGACTAATTAACATGGCGGTACAAGTCGCTATCCCCGGTATGCGCCGCGTCAATCACCGCGTAGATCAATGCATGTACGCGGCAGATGTCGGCGTTGATGGACTTACTACAGTTGACATTCCTGCATGTGCAGCAGCCGGTAACACGTTGCTTGCTAACGCTATCGTGTTAGCTGCGGCTGGCAATGTTGTGCCTACAGGATTGCAGACTGAGTTCTTGATGGGTCGTTATGGTCGTAACGTCACTGTGCTTGGTCTTGCCGGTGCTACAGGCAATGCCACGCTGGTGGGTTATGACTATCTCGGTCAACCTGTGAGGGAGACATTCGGTCTTGCTGGTGCTACTCCTGTCATCGGCAAGAAGATGTTCAAGGATGTTGCATATCTTGCAGCACCTATGGCATCGACTTACAGCATCGGTGTTGGTGCTATCTTCGGTGTGCCTTACAAAGTACTGCACACTTCGCTGCTCGGTGAGTTGACAAGCGATGTGACAGCGGGAGCGGGTGCGCTTGCTGCTGGTGTCAACGTGCAGACACTCCTCAGTGCCGATCCACGCGGTACGTATACGCCAGCAGCGGCACCTGATGGTGTACGATGGTATCGCTTCTCATGCTTCGTTGATCGAAGCAACTTGCATGGTTCTGCACACGTTATTGTGTAACGGAGGATACAATGGCTGACAAGAAAGAGCATGAGTATCAACCACCTCATGCAGCACAGACACCAGCAGTAGCACCAGCGAAGCCTAAGAAGCTGCGTACTACATTCGGTGATAAGAAGATCGTAGCTACTCGATCATCTCGACAAGGTGATGACGGTTATCAGTTGAGTACAGTTGATACTCAAGTGACACTCATCTTTGAAGATGGCAGTGAGAGGGTCGTTAAAGACAGCGACCTGTACGAGCCGCAGTAGTTGTTTAGCTATTAGCCTCCCTCGTAGCTAGACACGAGACAGCCTGCATGGCTTACACTGTGCAGGCTGTTTTTGCTCATGACAGGAGCGTGCGATGGTGCTATTCGGTGAAGTTGTCACTAAGGTGCTACAGCGTTTGTCATTAGTTGAAGGGTTGGATGCACAGATATACGCTGAGCCACGCATTCAGTTAGCAATACAGCACAAGTTCGATTTGATCTTTAGAGAGTATTGGATACCTGAGTATACAACGATACAAGAAGAGCATGTGCTTGATGGTATCACTGGTCAGATTGTTACCACACTAGAAAACAAGGTAGCAGATTGGCGTGACATTCACAGTATATTCAGTGAACACGCTCGTAGACCATTACCACTTGCACCAATGACAATGCGTAATGACAACATTCATTACATGAGCATTCGACAGAATGCAACAGATAGAGTTAGGTGGTTTAAGATACTGCCAGTGGATACGACAGGCAAGGTATACATCACGTATCGCACCAAGCCAGCAGACTTTCAGCAAGACAGCGATGTGATATACATGGACATACAGCTACTCATACTTGGTAGCTGTTGGGATGTGTTAGAAGATGACGGCACCAATCCCGGTGCAAGCGACAAGTTCCGTTCGCTGTTTCAAGATGCATTAGGTCAGTTCAATAGACAGCAGTTTAACATACCGCATGATTTGATGTTGGCATCACGCTCAACTGTTAGTAGGTGGACCTAATGGTGCAGATGGTTAGCAGGGCGCTTAAGCCACTCGGTAGACCTAAGCAGAAGCGACCAACTAGCAAGCTACAGAATACCACTGTGCGTGACTTCGGTGGTGGGCTGAACGTCGTTGACAGCGAGCAGAACTTGACTAGTAAGTTCTCACCTGTGTTCGACAACATGGTGACATATACTGATAGGCGCGTAGGGCCACGTTATGGCTATGAGATGTGGTTGAAGTTGAAGACTGGCACCACCGCTAGTATGTCAGTAAGCATAAGCATCGGTACAACAGCAGAGTCACGCTACGTCATCGTCAATCACCCACTACATGGGCTTACTCTTACTACTCCTACCAATCCTACAATCGAACACGTGACTATCAGTGGTTGGGACATCACCTACAACGGTGTCACACCGGCAATGATGAACCGCACTCATAGTGTATACAAGGTATTTGACGCTAACTCATACCAGATATTCCTCACTAACTCTGCAACACTATCAGGTACTAGCCCTAACGAGTCAGTCACAGTAGTACGTGATAACCACCTATTGGGTGGTGAACCTATAGAGTGCAAGTACTTCTCCAACTACGTCATCTTGTGGACAAGCGTTGGTGAGATCATACGCATTGATCGTAACAAGATCGCACAGCGTATATGGAGTGCGTCAATTGCAATGACGCTACCTGACAACTCGCAGCCGTGGTCAGCTACAGAGTTGGTAGCTAGTGACATATTCCGTAAAGACTTAATCTGTAGCAACGGTAGAGATAAGCCGTTGAAGATTGACTTCACACAGACTGATGGCAATTGGGTTAGGTATCTAAGTGATACAGATGGCAGCTTCGAGATACCAGCGTTCGATGCGTGTAAGTCAGCATTCAGGTACTTCACAGTGCATGACACCGATCCACGTGAGTTGCCTGAGCATCTAACAGAGATACGCATATCAGCTCAAGATACTGCTGTAGTATACAGTGGTTCATCTGCACCTAACGATGCAGTTGACATTGACATGAGTGCTATCATTGCAAGCCCTGAACAAGCCGTGCGTGGCTTTGCAATCATCAAGGATGCACTGCTGGTCATCACACCGAACGCAACAACGATGATGAAGTACGGTGCGAAGACTGAGGCTACGTTACCAGTGCATGATCCTGCACCTGTTGATACGCTGACTGGCTTCGGCACCAATGCACCGCGGACTATCGTTGAGATAGGCAGCGATATGTTCATGATTGACTTCAACGGTGTTCCATCAGCTAAGCTATCAACGCTGAGCAACAACATCGTGCCTGAGCGTGTTAGCAACTACATCGAAACGATGCTATCGCAGCACATTGGTAGGTTGCAGAAGGAGACAATGCGACTACACGCATTTGGCTTCTTTGATGCTAAGAATAAGACTGTGCACTTCTATCTGCCTAAGTACGACTTGAACGATATGCGTGATTTGACTGCTGATCCACTGTTCTTTGACGCAGACATGGCAAAGCATGACTTCCTCAAGCGCACGTTGGTGATGCGACTTGATGATCATCAGCTAGAGCAGGGAGACACTATCAATATCAGCGGTGCTACTAGCTTCTCTGGTGTTAGTGAAGCGAACATCAACGGCGTGCAGACTATAATGGGTATACTGAGTGTAAACTACGTTCTCATATCCATCAATCAAGACTTACCTATGCCAGCCTCATCGTCAACTACAAACGGTGGCGGTAATGCGATTATAGTGCATCCACGCAATGATGCGACTGTTGGCTATATCTACCACTACGTACCACAGTTGAAGCTCACTGCTTGGTCACGCTTTAAGACTAAGAACACAGGTGGTACATCAGGTACAGGACCATTACGCTTCAACTGCGGCTGTGGTACTATTGAAGGTCGCAGCTTCCTGTTCACACAGGATGGCTACATGATGCGCTACGGCTCACCTGATCATCAGGTGTATGCTGACTGGTATGGCATGTATGACTTCATATCGTGGACTAGTGGTCAAGCGTACTTCGCTGGTCAACGTGTATTCGATGGTGCAGACGCATTAGTGTATAAGTGCCTCGCCAATGTCACAACTACAGCTACTACGTTCGCAGAAGCACGTGCATTAGAACCTGATAGCTGGGAAGAGTACAAAGGCGAGCCAGTTGAGTTTGCTTGGGAACTACCGTGGTCAGACTTCGGTCAACGTCAAGCTACTAAGGGCTTGCGCTTTATACATCTAGATGCCAATGGCACATCGCAATTCAAACTAGCGGTGTTCGCTGATAACATATACAAGAACGCAGCTACAGGTCAGCTAACACCAGCACGTGAGTTGTTGTTCGTACCTAATGAGTCGCCAGCATATGGTGCTGGTTCACAAGTATATGGTGCAGGTAGACGAACACGCGAACAGAAGCTGTGGCAAGTGCCTATTAAGTGCAAGATACTAAAGACACGTATCACTGGTAATACAACAGGGCCTATGTCAATTAGTGCAATCAGTATGATGTATCAACGTGGATCACTAGTGCGCGGGTAGCCGTATGCTATTGACAACATTGAAGAAACGTGCTATGTCTTCACTGCTTCGCGCAGCGATACAGCACAGATACGCGGCGGCTACATTGCCATTGATTTTATGGTGGCATTGATATGGTAGCCAACATACGCGGTTTTACCACTAACTACGCATTCAAGCTCATCAACTTCGACACACCACGTTGGCATACCCTTGAGTATTCCAACTGGCAGCAGCTTGACGCTATATTGAAGTTGACCAACGTACCGCAGATGCGCGGTGAGTGGTCTAATAGCACTGCGTATCTAGTAGGCGATAGAGTCATTGATGTTATTGATGGTCACGTATACCGCGCATTAGTACAGCATACTAGCTCTGCACCACCTGTTGAGTTCGCAGACGAGCGTATAGCTCATTCTACCTATTGGGTAGTACAGATACCCGGTGTGCCTCTATATCGCGGTGAGTGGACACCTAATACAACGTATGCGTTAGGTGACATTGTTAAGATCATTACACCACCAGCGACAGTTGCTTATCAATACCAACTCTGCATCAATGCTCATACATCAAACATCGGCACATTCCCTGTCGATGTTGACTATTGGACGTTGGTGTTCGATGCTACCAATGTCGTGTTGGATACACAGGAGGCAGCAAGTGAAGCTGCTGCGTCTGCAAGCGAAGCAGCTTCCTCTGCTACTGTTGCTAATGACGCCGCTGTTGATGCATCTACTGCCGCTGATGCTGCACAGGATGCAGCAGATGCAGCGGCTAACTCTGCTAGTAATGCGCTATCAGCACAAGGCGCATTCAGGTGGAACTTCATCAACAATCCCGGTGTGCATGATCCCGGTGCTGGCAATCATGTATACAACAACGCCAACGTAGCACTTGCTACTAAGCTCAGCATTAGTGGCACTACAGCGGACCCCGGTGCGCCTAGTGTTCAGAACTGGTTGATGACTTGGGATGATAGTACCAGCTTGCCGACTAAGGGTACTATCTATGTGCGTAAGTCCGGCTTCCCTGATAACTTCTTCATCTACAATATCATTGGTACTGCTATCAATCATACTACGTGGGTTGAGTTTGACATCGAGTTCATTGCACAGTTCGGCAGTGTGTTAGCTGGTGAACAGACTACGATAGGCTTCTCACGCACAGGTAATGCTGGCAATCCCGGTCCCGGCACTGGTGATATGCTTGGTGCCAACAACCTGAGTGATGTGTCTAGTCCATCTACATCACGTACTAATCTAGGTGTAGGTGCAGCGCAAACACCGTCGTTTGCACAGGTGTTGTTGAGCGATGATCCCACACAAGACGGACATGCTATAACTAAGCGGTACTTAGATAGCGGTGGTGGCCTTGCTAACAAGGTCAACATCGACGGCTCTAGTATAATGACTGGACCGTTGAAGATACACTATACTGTTGGCGATCAACGATCACACATTGATTGGGAAGATCAAAAGCATTACGTCTTCGGTACTTGGCAAGACGATACAGGCTATGCTGAATTTGATATATCTGGTTATGGCCCCAGCGGCTATTACGCTGCGATTGTGTCGTCAGGCGCACGCGGTGAAATGTCTGCACCGCAACCTGTACAAATTGGTGATGAGATAGGGTTCCACTACATATACTCCTGTCATGGCGGTGTTGCTGGTAATGGGTTCGGTGGTAGCGCATCGTGGGGTGCTATTGTAGATGCTGCGCCTGTACCTGATGTTGGTACACCTATAGGATTGACATTCAGGACAGGCGCAGGCTTCGATACTGGCGTTGAACGTCTACGCATTGGCAGTGATGGCAATGCTATATTCCATAAAGGTATATCTGTTGCTGAAGGTATATCAGCAGCTACCTTGTATGTCTCAGGCGGTATAAGTACTGCTAGCTTTACCTCAACACTGACACCAACAACAGGCAGATACTACTTCGGTACTACTGGTACTAAATACCTAGAGTATGATGGTACTCAATACGCATTTGCTGTAGGTACTCCAGCCGATCCTTTAGTTGCAGACTCGCTTAGGTCAAGAGGCTCTGTGTGGAGTGGTGTAAGTGGTGTTCAAGGTGCATACCGCTTCGGTAGTGACGGTGCTAACAAGTACCTGTTCTATGATGCTACAAACTACATCCTGAATGGTGGTGGCTTTGTTATCAACAACCCTAACATACAAGTTGGTGGTACTACTGCTAACGGTGTTGTAAACTTCGGTAACACCGCTGGTAGAAACCTACAGTATGATGGTGCTGGCACATACACACTGAATGGAGGGTCATTCGATGTAGTATCTGGTCGTGTCACTGCACGTGCTGACATGATGACCATACGTGCTGGCGACCCAGCACAGGGCCTTACGTTCTACGGCAATAGTGGTGCTGCTTATATACACTACGTTGGTGGTGCATTCAATTTCACGCATCATGTAATAGCGCCTTCGGCAGCTATTCCTAACATAGCGATGGCGTACCCTGCATATCTCAACATGCAGCAGCTTGCTGGTTCGCTATACCAAGCTGGTCCGGGTAGCATTGTAATCAGATCACACTCTTCTGCTGGATACGATCCATTCATCTCCTACTGGCGTGATGGCGGAGGCTATGCCGCTAACATGGGGATGATGAACGACAACCGCTTTGGCTTTGGTGGTTGGTCTGTTGGTGGTGGTGTACAGTATCGGTTCTGGTCACGTGAGGACTTCGGTGAGTCGCCAGTACACAACACTAGGCTTGTGTATGTTGGTGACTATGTACACAGCAGCGATGAAGGATTGACAGAGCCGTATGGACCGACATGCTGCCAAACAGGAGGCAGTGGTGCTAATCTAAGTGGCTTTGGTGGCTCTTATTTAACTCAACGCTACCGTGCGCTGCAAATTAGAACTGTTAGCGGCTACTACGGATCGGAGGCCGCATGAAGATCATCGACCACGGCACATGGGTTCCTTACAAACCCGACAAGCCGCAGCAAGATGCTCCGGCTAATGCTGTATACATGCGGCGTGAGAGTGACGGCGTTGACTGGTATGACTACGTGCGTCCTAACTTCGAGCAGTTGTTTCCAAGAAAGACTACTCTACCAGAATACAAGTCACCCGGCGCACCTAAGTTCACACCCGGTAGCTTAGTCTGCAACGTCTATCACCACAAACGCTTCAACAAGCATATCGTCGGTACTGCTACACGTGATCCAACAGCAATGTTGCCATACAACCAACGTATAATAGAGATCATCGGTTTCGATGGTGATGATCCACATGCGGAGTTTGGCGGCAAGGTGTATGATCATGACGCTGGTACGTTCACCACGCTAGTGCTACCAACGCTCAAACCAACAACTGAAGCACAAGCAGTTCTCGATGCACTCGCCACTATCATGCAGCGTCTTGATAAGCTAGAGAAGCATCCACACAAATGATGGTCGAAGCTAGGTCATGGATCAAAGACAACAGTACGCTTGTATACTTCCTCATCGCACAAGCGTTGGGACTGTGCGGCGCTATTGTTACTATGACTGCGTATATAACGAAGCTAGAGGCACGTGTCAACACTCTGGAGGTGCGCGGTTCACCACACTTGAATACGATAGACAATCGGTTGACAGTGTTGGAAGCCGCAACGAAGGACAACTTAACGCGGATTGATCGCATTGTTACTATCATGACTAAAGAACTACACATCGCACCTACTAGGCCATAATGAAGATCACTGTACGACAAGTTGAAACACCGCATGATGCTAATGACATCGAGGATGTTGCTACGCATTGCAACAACGAGCACGGTTGTGGTCGTTCATTCGATGCACGTGAGATTGGCAAGCACGTGTTCGCATGTGTACAGGATAAAGATCGCAAATACCTTAACGGTTGGATAGCATACGACATCAATGACATACCAGTTGGCTACATGGTTGCAACGATGCGACAGAGTATGTTCAGTACACGCAACTATGCCATACAAGAGATGTGGTATGTGTTGCCTCATGCGCGTAAGTCGTTCGCTGGGTTGATGCTACTGCATGAGTTCGAGCAGTGGGCGTTAGAGCGTGATGCTGAGCGTATCTACATGCAGGTTGAGCATGACCACGACGAGAAACTAACTGAACGTATACTTAGATTGATGACTTCAATGGGCTACAAGAAACAGGGCTACATCTGTGTAAAGGTTATTCCAACAGAGGACACTACCAATGATCGCTCCACACATCGCAGCGTGGGCGCTGAACAAGCGCAAGTCTAACACTGATGTGGCGGCGGTTGTTGCCACTCATGTGTCTAACATCAATGACAAGCCTAAGAAGCGCAAGCTCGATGCTGATGAGCATGTGCTAGAGACAAAGGGTGGTGGTGGTTATCAACCACCTCCGCAGCCTACTCCACAAGAGCAAGCTGCTGCACGTGATTGGGAAGCACAGCAAGACTTTGATCGTGAGCAGCGTCGTCAGGAGCAGATTGATAAAGCTGCTGCGGACAAGAAGGTTATAGATGACGCAGCATGGAAGAGTGGTAAGGACTCTGCATACACAGGTGCTAAGAGTGGCGCAGCTAGCAGACTTAATTCACTCGGTATACAATCAGGTGATCCATACGGTGTATGGGAACAAGTCAACAATCGCTATGACACTGCTAACAATGCGCTGACGACAGGTGCAGATTATAGCACTGCATTCAACTCGGGCATAGTGGATGAGATACTAGGTACTGCGCGCACTGGTCAGCGGAACAAGTACAACACCGCATTCAACTCACAGATTAGCCCGTACTATGCAGAGGACGAGTTCAGTAGCACATCAGATGATGCTATCTTGCAGAGCATCCTCGATCAGCAGTATAACGATGCGCTCACTGACCTGACGCAATCGCGTGATCGTGGTATCACTAATAGCAACGTCTACGACCGCGCTGTTCGCGATCTAGGAACAGCTAAGGCTACTGCCAACACCGACTTGCAGGGCATTGGTGGTAACATCCTCAAGGATATAACTGGTGACATCAACACACGCAGACAAGGTTCGCTTGATAGTGCTGCGAATTGGGACTTCGGCACTGTGTATGATCCTAGTCAAGAAGCTAACCGCATTCGTCAGTACGCTGATGAGCGTCGTGGTGGTCTTGAAGGTGAGATACGTGGTGCAGTTGGTGGTCGTGAGTTCTTTGATGTTAACTCACTGCTTGGTAAGGCTAATGCTAAGACTGGCAGCGCACCAGCACCGACTAGCGCAGGTGGTAGTGCGTTGTATGACACGTTCGAGAATGAAGCTACACGCAATGCAGCGAATACACGACAGAATGAAGGCACCTTCTAGTCTCTGCATGGTGAACTAGAGGATACGTAGTATGGAAATGATGATGGGCGGTCTGATCGGCGGGGGCTTAGGCTTCGCCGGTCAGATGATCAACGCCGAAGAACAAGCTGAAACCAGAGACATGAATTGGGCAACCAATATCATGAACTGGCAACAGCGTAATAAGGAGTACGAACAGCAACTCGCGCTGGCTCTACGTGCACGTGCTGAGCAGAAGATGGGTAGCACGGACATCCGTGGTACTCGTACTAAGTTCGTACCGGGTCAGGGTTGGGTCACTACAGCAGGGCCACAAGTTGCTAAGTTGATGGCTGCTCAAGATGCTGAGCAGATGAAGCGTCTTGGTCACGATGCTAATGCGCGTCGTATGATGCAGGATCGCAACATAGCACGTAGCTATGGTGATGAAGCGTTAGCAGATACGTTCAGGCGGCAGTTAGTTAACACTGCACCACCTAAAGATGACGATGCTTGGGCTGCCAAGCTAATGGCACCACAGGTTGCAGCACTGCGTATAGCTGGTGAGGACGCTGACAAGAGTGCATGGCGGCAAGCATTCAGGACAGGACAGAATAGCAACTTCGACCGCATTGCTAGTGGTATGCAGCGTGAGAAGAACAACGCATATCAACAAGCTGCGATGCAATCACAGATCATGGCACGTGGCTTGGGTGTGAAGGAACAGACAGAGAGAAAGAACAACCTTGCTAATCTGTATAATATGTTCGCAACACGTGCTGGTGCTGTACCTGATGTCTCAGTGAACTTCCAAGACTTCGACAAGCTAGGTACACTAGACAAGTCGATGCAAGGTTCACTAGCTGCGGATCAGTTTGCAGCTAGCTCAGCAGGGAGAAAGGGTGGTGAGTTGGATTATATGTCACCACTCACTGGCACTGGCAATGCTGTTAGTGGATTAGGCTCATCGCTGGGTAGCATGTTTAGAGGCATGGCAGCTAAGAACGCATACCAAGGCAATCAAGGTGGTGGTGTGCGTGGCTTCGGTAGCACTAGTGGTGATGACGGTGGCGGTTGGAGTAGTGGCGGCAGTGATATATACCTTGATACACAAGGTGGAACGGGTGGCTGGTAATGGCTCGTGTCATACCTAGTGGTGGTCAAGATCAAACTGCGTTGTTCGTAGCACGCGAAGCTGCGGCTAATGACGCGCTTGCGCGTATGTACATCATGCTACAAGCTAAGCGTGAGGATCGCTTAGCACAGCAAGAGTTCATGCGTGAGATGTTAGCTGAGAGGCAAGCGCATGATTGGGCCAAGACTAGGTTCTTGTATCCTGATGACAACAGTGCAAACACAGATAGTCCACTAGGCAACAGTCCCGGTGCTAGTGCTTACACACCATCAGGTCCGCGGCCTATACCTAATGCACTGCCGGGTGATACTGCTGCACCGCTGCCTAGTGATAGCTTCCAACTGCCAACAGCATCACCTACTAGTCTCAATGGCAGTGGGCCTATGCAAGCTGACAGGTTTGCATCTAATGGTGATCCTAATGATCCAATGAATGCGATGGCACAGGGTAGTCTAGATCAGATACCACCAGCAGCTAAGGGTCAAGCACGCTCTACTAACAAGACTGGTCCTACGTTGACAGGATTGCCGCGTCAACCACGCACTGCGCGACCACAGGCAGGGTTTGTCAACATCCATCCTACTATATTGAATGAGTGGCGTCAGGCAGAGATAGAGAATAGGCTGCCACAAGGTACACTGCTCACAGTGTTAGGCTTTGAGAACGACGGTGGTAGGAGATATGGTAAGAACAGCGTCAGTAGTGCTAATGGGTGGTTTCAATTCACTGATGCACTAAGACAGAAGTTCAACCTCAGTGAAGCAGACACGCATGATCCTGTGTTGATGGGTAGGTTAGCTGCTCGCAACATGGCAGATAACAGGAACATACTAACATCATTGACTAGCAGCACCAACAAGGTAGCATTAGGCAATAGCGTTGGTGAGATACCGTTCTATACTGTGTTGCATCAGTTCGGTCCCGGTGATGGATCGCGTATCGTTGCAGCATTGAAGGCCAATCCTAATCTCAAGATGGCCGATGTAATGTTGCAGAACCTTAAGAACGCTGACGGTACACCACGTGATATAGCTAAGATACTAGTCAACAACCGCATACCGTTTGATGCTACTGTAGGTGACTTCTATAGGATGCATCGTGCTAAGATTGATCCTTGGATGAACAAGGCAATCATTAGTGATGGTCAACCACAGGCGCAAACAGGACCACAAGGTGGTGCTACGCCTAGTAGTGCTGTTGCATTCCTACAATCACGTGGTCCGGGTGCTAACGTCAGTGGCTTGTCGCCTGATGTAGCTATCAGCTTGGCTAATGCTATTCAGCAAGCAGAAGCAGCAACAGGTGCGCGTGCTAGGTTGACATCAGGTCATAGGACGTATGATGAACAGGCTGAGTTGTATCGTAGGTACAAGAGCGGTGGTGGTCTAGCTGCACCACCCGGTCATTCACGTCATGAGCAAGGTAATGCTGGTGACATAGCACATGGTCCTGTACTTGAGTATCTGCGTCGCAACCCACAAGTGATGGCAGCTAACGGCTTAGAGTTCTTAGGTGGTCGTGCTGGTCAGATTGATCGCGTGCATGTGCAGCGCATACGTGGTTGGCAACCACAAGGTGCAGCAGCGCAGTTCGCTAGTAGAGGTGCGCCAACTAATGCACCTACAGATGTATCATCACAAGCTACACAGGTATCACTGCCATCACGCACACCTATGAAAGGTGTTGGTAAAGCTGTACCTGACCCAACAGGACAATTCGGCTTCAAGCCTTCTCCATCCATATCACCTATTGAAGCAGCAAAAGATGCTATCTTCGCAGCACCGGGAGCTATTAAAGGTGGAGCTAGTACTCCTCCTGTTGCTCGCACTCCCGCTCCTACTCCTACTCCTGCTGTAGCTGCACCTACTACAGCTAATGTACCTATGCCTATACCGCGTCCTATCCCCGGTCAGAACTTAGGTGAGTCTGGTGCGCCTCAACCACAGATACCAGAGCAACCTGTACCACTGCCGCCGCGTAGGCCACCTATGCCTGCACCTACACTAGCACCACCTGATGCACCTGATGCACCAGCACCATTGATGAGCGGTGGTGATATGGGTGCTGCTGCTGGTATACGTCCAACGCCTGAGTTACAGGAGTTGTTCAACAACGATGGCGATGTACTACCACCACCTATTACACCTGATGGACCTGCACTACCGCCGGGTGCCACACGTGAACCTAATGGTGATGTGACTGTACCACGACCACTGCCAAGGCCGAAAGGATTAGGTCCGCAGCCAGACCCACAATCGCTTGATATGATTGATGAGATGGCTGGTGACAAGTTGCCTATCAGTCCAAGCGATGCACAAGCTGACCCATTCATGGGTGCTCAGAAGCCATACGTACCTCCGGTAGGTAGGCAAGCTGATGACCAGATGATGGAGAGCATCAATCAGCCGCAGCTATTAGAACAACAGCAAAGCGACATGCCGCAGGAGTTAGGCATTGGTGCACAGCTACCACCTATGCCTGATACGTCATTCGACACTAGTGAGATGGATGCTGCTGTACCTGATGCATATCCTAGCATACCTACACCTTGGCCCGAGCCACAGTTCAACCAATCAGTACGAGCATCACCACCAGACAACAAGTACGATCCCGGCTTGTCACGTGAAGCACGTGATGCTGGTATGCAGCGTATGCTTGAGAAGTTGAAAGAGGTGGCAGGTGGTGCAGCTACAGGCGCACGTAAGGTTATCGGTGTGCCGTTTGATGACTATGACAATCCTGAGTTGGTAGCAAAGACAGAAGAGAAGATCGGCGGTGATATACGTGAAGGTGCAGAGGATATGCTGTACAACGCTGGTCGCAGCATCAACCGTGGTTATGATGCTGGTGCTAGAGCGTTGAAGGGTATGTACGCTGGTGCTATACCGTACATACAGGGATTGTATGGCAACGCACAAGGTAACACTGGTGCCATTCGTGAAGCACAAGAGTTCAAGGACAAAGTGTTCACTGGACCTAATGATGCTGGCACCAGTGGCTTCGTTGTTGGATCACCTGAGAGCTACAATCAAGGTATACCGGGTATACCGCAGTATGCTCAACGTGACATTGGCGCTGCTGCTGCACTACCGCCACAGAGTGAACAGCCTACAGTACCTACTAAGTTAAGCACGCCTAATCTGCCTAACCCTGTGACGTTGCCTGATGATGGTCAACGCCAGATGTATGATCGTGGCTTCCCATCTGTTAGCTTGAGGCCACAAGCACCTGTTACAGCTATACAAGGTGATGCACGTAGCGCACTGCCGGGGTTGCCATCAATGCCATCAATGCCATCGCTACCTAGTGCAAGCGATGCGGGTAGTGCAGCATTCAATGCACTACGTGCTATGCGCTCACGCTTACCAGAGGGTATGCTGGACAAGATGAAGAATGCAATCTTTGCAGCAGGTAGACCTAAGACTACACCTGCTCCATCGTTTGATCCCAACGCGCCATTGCCATCACGCAAGGTGAGAACAGTTTCACCTAATGAAGATGTAGGCTTGCAACCATTCAGCATACCCAAGGTAGGTGAAGACAAGAAGGTGACAGGTTCACCATTCAATCCTAATGAGAGTCAAGCAGGTAAAGGTAAGCTGCCTCCACCACCTAGCAAGAGCGGTAGTAGTGGTGATCCACCCGGTACTATCACGCTACCTGATGGACGCAAGAAGATACCTGATAGCAATGCGCCGGGTGGATTTAGATACGTGGTGCCGTAGTGACTGAATACACACGTGATGAGTACATAGCACAGTTCGGCACTGATCCTGACGAGGACATGGCCGATCCTAGTGGTGGTGGTGTTGCTAGTCATATCAAGTCAGCAATAGTAGGTGCTGTTGGTATACCTACCGATGCTATCAATCTGCTACCTACCATCAAGCGTGGTGCTGCTGCACTCATCAACAGCTACGGCACAGACAAGAAGTTCTTGGATGAGTTCTATGACCAGACACACATCACGGGGGCTAGGCAACACGTACAAGATCACCTTGATACAGTCGTGGAGTCATGGAAGCAACAAGACCCGTCGTTGTCCGATGATGACATCAACAAAGGCATTGAGGACTATAAGAAGACTAAGGACTTTGAAGAGTTCACTATGTCACAGCTTGCCAACACGCAGTGGTTGACAAGTAAAGTTAAAGACACTACGCGCAGACTACTAGGTGATGAGCGACCAGAGTCACAACGCTCATGGACAGAGAGTGCAGCAGAAGCAGTAGGAGGTGCGCTTGTTCCGGGTCCGCAAGGCTGGGCTAATGCTGCTAGGGCTGGTCTTACTGGCGTACCTATCCTTGGTCGTGCTGCTAACTCCCTCGTTGGGCGTGGTACACTACGTACTGCGGAGGCTTTAACACCACTGACGATGCCTTACACGCCAGCTAACATCGCTGTTAACGCTGGTGCTGGTATAGCGATTGATCAAGCGACACGTTGGGCTACAGGTGAGTCAACAGCATTCACACCTACTGATACAGATGACAGTGGCATAGGTACACTAGCAGCTACAGGCTTGGGCATTGCAGGTATAGCTGCATTCGCTGCTGCTATCAAGGGTAGGAACACACGTGCATTGCAGCAGCTAGGCAATCTATCACCTACTGAGCGTGCTGTGTTAGCTACACCATCAGTTGACCTACGCGCACCTGATGAGTTGAAGGCTGGTGAAGCTAGTATACTAGGTGGCGTCGAGCGGCAAGCTGATCCTTATGCTTCATTAGATGAACAGGGTGCAGTTACAGCGACAGCACGCAGAGTTACAGATGCATTCGTTGATCGTGGTCATACGCTTACTAAGGCAGTGGAAGATGAGAGTGGACTAGAGCGTGCTATTGAACTAGCACACCAGCGTACAGCGTTGACAGGTTCTATTCTCAATGATCGTGTTAGAGCACACACTGAGGTGATGTTGCGTCCTGTGTTGACTGCACTTGATGCTATGCCAGCAGGGGAACGTCGTGCTGCACAGCTAGGTTGGCAGATGGCAGCGTTGAAGGCGGATAGGAATGCTATCATCCAGCATCTAGATGATCGCGTCAACTCACTCAATCATACTATCACCAACTCGCAAGACCCTGCCGCAGTGACAAGAGCGCAGAGTGAGTTAGCACTAGTGCAGAATGACCGCATGAGGTTGATCAACGATGACCCTGATGCGCGTATTCGTATACCTGATGTAGCTCGACAGTATTGGGAACCAATAGCTGACAAGTTCATAGCTGATCAATCACCACGCATGATGCGATTGAAGCGTGAGATCAAGGCATGGGCCGATCGTGTGTTAGACATGCAGGTTGCACAAGGTACGTTGTCTAGACCACACCGTGATCTATTACGCACACGTAATGAGTTCTATGTACCTACCATTGATGACCCACTCAAGGGTGCACGTGGTGTACGTAGGCTGTATAGGAGCATCGTCAACAACGCTAAGTCATCGTTGACTAAAGACAGCATGGGTGTAGGTGGTAGTGTAGGTAGGGAGTCACCTATTGAGAAGCTGGACTTAGATGTCAATCAACCATACACCGACTTCCAGAAGCGGTTCAGAGAGAGCAGAGTTACTAGACCACTAGAACCTGCTGCTGCTATACGTAGGTATACTGAGGATATGCTGAACCACGTATCAAAGACGATGATGCGTAACACTCATCTGCGTGAGCTAGGGTTCGTTGGTCCTAATGTGTACTCACGCTTCTACCGTGATGGGTACATAGACATAGTACGTGTCAATGGCAGGGAGTGGTTCAGCGCAGCAGAGTTAGACAATCCAGCTACATCATTACAGAAGCACCTAGATGATCGTCATGTGGTGCCTGAGTGGGACAACGGCAGGGTTAGGCTGTGGAAGCTGGGCGATATAGAGATGGCAAGCGCACTACGCGCTGATCCTGTCATCACTACGGGTGCTGTCAAGAGTATGTCTACAGCTACTCGTTGGTTCAAGATGCTGACTACAGGCTACGGCAACCCGTTCTGGGCAATCAAGGGTGCTGGGTATGATACTAGTATAGGTATGCTGACACGCAACGCTGGTCGTGCGTTCGGTGGTGCTTCTTATCTAGCACATAGGTTCCTACCTGAGTCCATAGCTAGAGGTGTAGTAGGTAGGATACCTGATCCTACTGCTATACCCGGTGCAGTGGTGCATTCATTCAAAGCACTAGGTGAGGTACACGCACACTACTTTGCACGCTTCATAGCAACGAAGCTAGAGAACCAGAACGGTGCGTTCAAGGTGTTGGCTAGTGCGATGGGTCAGCCAGCGTATCAGCGCATGGTACATGCTGCTACTCGGTTGTCATACATCACAGCTAACCTACCGACGCTGCGTATGATCAGAGAGGGTGTGGCGCATAGCAGCGGTACAGTTGATAACATCCACAAGGTACGCGATGCACACGCGATGATGCGTGATGCTATACCTAACTCATTACATGCAGCTTGGACCTTCTATAGGGATGTCATCAACGCTGTATACTTGGGACCGAAGCGCATGTTCTTCACTGAGAACCATGCGCTGTTAGCTAATAGGTATAGAGGCGCACACAACATACCACAAGGCGAAGTTGATAGGTTGATAGCGGAGACACGTGCGCTTGGTGGCAACATGGCATTGGTGCCAGCCAACAAGAAGATGCAAGACATTGAAGCTATGGTGCCTTACCTCACACAGACTAAGCTAGGCACCTATCACTTGATGAGTAATATGTTTGGTAAGGATACCTATAGCTACGTGCTACCACGCACCATGATGATGATGTACGGCATAGGTCAGTCGATGTACATGATGACCTATTGGAACGACGAGAGTAGGAACGAGTACTGGAAGCGCACTAGTGAGTACGACAGATGGCGCTTTATAGTTGTACCTACTATGAAGTTAGCAATGGCATGGGCTAATGGTGGTGACTTACCCTATAGCCGTGATCTGTACTACAAGATACCACTGCCACCTGACCTAGTAGGTATAGTCGCTGGCACTGGTGCAATCATGCAAACGCTGGGCATGTTGCCAGCTAACATGACGCCTACTCCTATCTCTAGAGAGTTGCCTAACATCATCCTCGATAGCTTGACACCAGCAGCACCGCCATTGATACAAGCTATGCTAGGTGCGAGTGGTATGAAGCTCGATCCACAGTCCGCGGACATACGCGGTGGTGCGTGGGTCAGGAACATGCAGAGTAACTTTAGACAGGGACCACAAGCGGAGCAAGCTACATCGCTAGGACAGATAAGCACTTCCACTAGTCTCATTATGAATGCGCTGTTCGGTGCGATGGGTAGTCACCTAGCTGTAGGGCTTGATACTCTATTACATGCATCACGCTATGACATATCAACAGGTAAGCTGACAGAGCGTGGTAGCTACGACTTTGCTAAGGGGTTGCAAGCTGCAACAGGTGAGGTGTGGAAGCGAGCAACATCAAGCATACCTGATGTGCCGTTGCTGTGGAAGAACGAAGAGAAGTATAGTGTCACTACACCAACGTGGAAGTATGTCAGTGAGAACACAGGGCATATACGCAGTATACAGGGCATGGAGAACAAGGCTATGGGCAAGCAAGCTCAAGCCGATCAAGAGATGCGACGTAGCGTTGGTGGTATGCAGCATCAGCAGCTAGAGGACAAGGTGCTGATACGTATATCACAGGAGGTGAAGGAATGGAATGCACCTAGCGGTGAGCTAGGCAAGCTACGCAAGGTGTATCAGGACTACGGCAAGATGGCTGAGTCACTGAATAACAAGTACGACTTGTCAGCAGATGAGCAACGCGCTAGGAAGAACCAGATCATCAGGTTGCAACAGGATAACCTAGAGCAACAGCATCTAGCTATGAAGTTCAAGGAAGCAGAGTTCGATCACAACTACGGTAAGTATCTGCGGCAACGTCAACAGGGTCGAGAGATAACCATGCAATCGCTCGACCAGATGATGCGTGAAAGCATCGGCGGTTCTAATCCGCTAGAGTCTGCACGTGGTGAAGCTACGTCTGACTAAGCACGTCTGCGTCAGTGCGTAGCTTGGTATCACGCAGCATATCAGCAAGGCTCTCATTTGTCATAGCTTGTGATATGCAGTCTACATGCTTGATGCTGCGTGGCTTATAGCGGTCAGCGTTCTCACGCAACTGCTTAGCCTTCACCTCAAGGTAGTCAGCTAAGCTAGTCAGGTTCTCAAACACATAACGTACAGTCATGCTACTATCTCCTTGCGTTTCAGCTTCTTGATAGTTGACCACCTGTGAACACCATGTTCATCAGGTACACTCATAGCACACTCAGCAGGTATGATGAGTGGCTTATCACCCACTATGATGGGTGCCTCTGCGTGTTTCACCAACACTCGCAACGCCTGTTTGGCAACTGAGTGGTGAGCTATGCCAATCAACCCGTCGTGTGTGTTAAGTGCTACACGTGCCTTGCCTTTAGGCCATTGTGGATCGTCGTGTGACTTATAGATGACGCGACATATGTGATCACCTACCGTTGACTGTGGATAGAAAGCCACAATGGCTTCGGTACTTTCATCCGTGACAGGAATAAGTTGAACATATCGCCGACCATAGGCGTTATAGATAGCACGTTGGTTTCTCACACGATTTAGGTCTTCTTCCCACCCAACCTTGAGTTCAGGCGTTAGTCTGTGGTACTTGACAAACGCCTCACTAGCTGTTGATAGTGATAAGCCTGTGGTTAGAGCTAGTCTATCTGGCATCATACGGTAGTTAAGACCATGACGACACCTCTTAGCAATGTACCTGATGGTGGGCTTGCCCGCCCTCTCGCTGTCGTAGTCAATACCATCACGCTTCGCGGCGATTGCGTCCAAGGGATAACGGTCGAACGCGGGAACGTCGTTGTACGGTACATCGAACATATCACTGGCAAGAGCGCGGTGGCAGTCGTAGCTCCCATCACGTCGCGCACGCTCGAACTGTTCTATCCACGTCGCAATGCCGTAGCGCCAACCAACAACTCGCGCCTCCGCTTGGCTGCCGTCAATGTAGATAAAGCAGCAGTCGGGGTCCGCAATAAACATCTCCTTCGCGCGGTCGGGGATGTTTTGTAGGTTGCCACCACTACCCCATAGTGTTTGGGCAGATGATAGTCTACCGGGTGCGTTGCGTACACCTGTTTGTCTGTAGTCGCAACGCATCCGGTTGTCTGCATCAGGTCGTGCAGATGCATACACCGAATAGAACTTGTCATCCTCAATGTAAGCATCAACAGCATCCAGCACACGACGTGCTGCATCTGTGGTGCGTGGGTGCTTACGCATTAGCTGCCGGTTTGTGTAGTCTGTGCTTGTACCTCTACCTACTAGCTTCAACTTGGTAAAGTACAAGTCAGCCATCTGCTTCGGTGAGTTAGGGTTAGGTTCATAGCACGCATCACCTACTGCTGCTTGTACTGCACCATAGAACTCAAGCAGCTTATCCTGTAAATCAGCATACAGGTTGCCGGGTGTGTTCTCATCTAGCATGTTACGTCGCAGGTCCATGTCGTTGAGCACACCACCTACAGTCATCCACACAAGGTGCTGCTGCAAGCGCATGACATGCTCGAAGTAGAACTGATCTAGCTTCTGCTCTTTAAGCTCCTTAAGGATGCCCTCATTGCTAGCAAGTGTAAGTGCACAGTCTTTACAGTTGTATACCCAGAAGTTGCTGATACCACCTGTATGTCGCCACTCATCCTTCTCGTTCTTGTAGAACGGGTGAGTGGTGTACTGCTTAACAATGAAGCCAAGATCGTGGGGCATAGTAGGGTATAGCACATGATGACCAAGCATCGTGTCTGAGTATGCTTGCCTACAACGAATGTTATCCTTGAACCATAGCCACGCCATGTCAAAGCCTCCATTCTGCCACACCATCTTTGTGCTTGGCGAAGCATAGAGGAGTTGCAAGTGGAGTCGTATGTCGGCTTCTTCTTCTGTAGTGTAGATGTTGCGTTCTTCATCTCTGAACGCGATACACATGGCCTCCTTTGTAGACGCAGCAAGCCCGACGCAAGCAGTCTCATTAGCGATAACCTCGATGTCACTGGAGATCGGAGTACGCAGGGACTTACAGTGAAGAATATATTGTACAGCTTCCTTGTACGTGGGATTGACAAGGGCGTTGACTGTATACTCAGTATACCTATTTGAGAGAACGGGGTTGAGTTTGTCATTGATGTCCATGTCGAATACGATGTGAGCCATAGGATCGCGAGCGCAGAAGGCGGGGTTAAAGGTACACACAGCTTTCACTGCTTTGTTACCCACCATGCAGTCAACCACACTGCCGCGCCAGTTGGTTATACCCTTACAGCCGGTGACTGCATCGACTGCATAGTTGCCCAGCAGTAGTAGGTACTTGAGGTTGGGTAGGTGTTGTAGCTCCCACATCAATAGCTCTTGCCACGCTACTAACTCGAACTTACCAACTGCTTTCTGTGTAGCCTTGTCACCCACGCCGAATGCTACTTGACGCTTCACTACGTTAGACACGTAGCAATCCTGTCGCTTCACTGTCGGACAGTACTGACGCAGTGACTTCCACAGTATGTTACCACTGCCACCTACCATTGGTGTACCTTGTGCTATCTCATTGCGACCGGGTGCTTCACCTATGATAGCTAGCTCAGCTTCAATCGTACCACCCATCATGCATTCAACTTGCATGTCTGCTGTCTGTGCTTGCAGCATGAAGCGTTCTTTCAGTTCATACATATTCATTGTGCTATACCTTCTTCTTCCAACCCATTGACTTCAGTGATGTAGCAAAGGCACGCTGGTCACTCAGCACAGTAGCGTGCTTAGCTGCACGTGTTAAGCCTGTATAGAAGTTAGGTCTACTCAAGTTGTAGAACGCACATGATGCCATGATGTAGCACACGCGGTCATACTGCGAGCCTTGGCACTTGTGTGTAGTGAGAGCATAAGCTAGGTCGATGACCTTACGTGGATCGTATTGAAAGTGGTAACGCTTACGGAAGTTGTACTCATGCACCTTAGCTGGTAGCTCAACCACTCTATCACCGAAGTCGATCTCTAGTACACCAGCCATGTCGATTGCTATGACTATGCCTACTTCACCATTCAGCATTTGTTTAGTCTCAGGGCATGGGATGAATGCGTTGAGTATACCTACACCTTCACTGTCGTACTCGGTGAAGCGTTGAGCATAGTCTCTCAAGTCGTAGCTATTCGTATTGCATACTACCTTATCACCAACACTGACAACGACACGGTACTTAGTCTCCCACTTGTTACGTGGTAGTTCGATCTTATCCTTCATGTCAGGATTGAACCGTGTCTGTAGTACGCTGTTCAATCGCATCGTACCTATGTCGCTCTTCCTAGCTGGCGAGATGATCTGGTTACTCAACGAACGCCAGTCAGTCTCATCACGTTTGATGAGTTCATACAAGCTATGTAGTACAGCATCAGCTAGCGTGATCTTGACATCCTGTGTCGATGTGAAGAACTGACCACGATTGATACGCCTACCAGCTTCGATGATGCCGTTGCCTTCTGCTTGCCTATAGATGTTGTCGAGCGTGATGGTGTTAGGCATAGCTAAGCAGCGAGCAAACGGTGATATTGGATCAGCTAATGCGCTGTTCTCTATAGGTGGGAGTTGTCGTATGTCACCAAAGACGCGCAATGCACCGCGACCTAGTGCTGCGACTAGATCACGATGCAATGCTGTAGATACCATTGCGTACTCATCAACTATGACAACACCTTGATCAAGTGGGTTGCCAGCTTTACGTGCTGGCGTTGATGCAGATGTAGCTGCGCCTGTCTCTTCATCTAGATCAGGACGATTGAACTCCAGCAGCTTATGGATAGTCTGTGCTGGGTAGCCAGTAGCCTCACGTACTCGACGTGCAGCTTTACCAGTTGGTGCAGCAAGTGCAAACTCTACACCTTCTTCGGTTAGCTTATCACATACTTGTTTGATGATTGTAGTCTTACCCGTCCCTGCCTCACCTGTTACACTGACAAGGCGCTTCTCTCCGTCAACACACATCTCAACTGCACGCAGTTGTTCTGCATCTAGGATCATCTTTATCTCCACTATGTAGCGTGATGATGAGTATGCAAACGCCACACACCGGGTTGCAATCAGTGTGTGGCGCTGCTCGTCTATCGACTAGAAGAAGGCTAGACTAGCCGACCGACGTAGCTCCATCCTCTTCACCACCACGCTTGGTGCTGATGATCTCATGCTTCACGCGAGTGAGGCCGAGGTTGGGATAGTCAGGCGTGTCCATGAACTCAATGACTTTGCGAGCATCACTGATAATGCGTTCGACTTTCAGCTTCGCACCGGGGATGACGTTGCCAGCTTCGTCCGTGACTTGGACGAAGAAGTGGAACGTGCGCTTCTGTGGTGCGCGGTTGACCGGCTTCTTAGCACTGCCGATGGACGAGGTAGCACGTGAAGGAGAAGTAGCCATGATAACGGTATCCTCTTGCAAGAGTTTGGAAGTTGTGCTAGGCGACGGTATTGCCGCCTAGCACATTAGTATACTGAGTATACGTTAGACTGGCAAGACCTGACCGACTTCTGCACGTGGGTTACGCTCAAGGTCCATGCCGGTCTTGATACGTGCGCGAGCCTCGCGACCAACGAAGTCGCTAGGATCAATGGCGTTCGATGCAGCAACACCGAACGCTTTGCACACGTTCTTCATACGCCAACGATCAGCGGGGATGTCTCTCGACACCACGTTGAGCGTGAATGTCAACTCATCCACACCATCACCCGGATCGAAGTCAGCAGGGAACTCGCTGCGTGGCACTTGCAGCGTCAACGTCAGCATAGGGTTGCCGCTGCTAGCTGCCAGCTTATCGACAGCAGCAGTGCAGACGCACTTGTATTCTCCCGGCGGGAGTTGCGGAGGTGCTTCCGCGTCAGCGATGTTAGAAGAGAAAGATAGTAAACCCATCTTAGTAGTCCTTCTGCTTGTTGGTGACTATTCACTCTACACACTACCGCACAACGAGCAAGCCACCATAGCTAGCTGTGGGTAGATACGCATACTACAATTAGTAGTATGCCTATTTCGGTACAGGGAGCTTAGCAAAGCCGCCGCTGGTGTATGCATCCCACCACTCTGCAATGGTAGGACCGGCGAGCTTGTTAGAGTTGTAGCGCCACTCGAATGATGTGTTGCCAGTCATATCGAACATGCGTGATTTCATAGGCGAGCGGAAGCGTTCAGGCCGTATGGAGATGTAGCGTTTGCCACCTTGATCACGCATGTTCCACACCTCACTAATGTCCTTCGATGCAATGTTAGGTAGCTGACCACCTAGCATCATGCTCACACTGACAATGCCACCGTCTGCGTTCTTGTCTGCATCCTTCTCATGCGTGATCAGGATCAGGTGCTTGTTCAGCTTACCTGTGATACGGATGATGTTAGACACGAAGGCACCAACGCATATGTTACGCAAGCCATAGCCTTGTATACCCGGTGCTTCGATAGATGACTTAGGTGCTATACGCACAGCATACTGCAATGCGTGCTCAGTGAACTTAGTCAAGCTATCAACTACCACAGTGTCGAAGTTGTCTAGCTTGGTATACAGAGTATACGGGTCCGGCTTCATGCCCTCTTTGACTATATCTGTGCTTGTCTCTGTAGTCAGGTTCAGTCGTTCCCAATCAGGAGCGTTGCGAATGCTCATGTCACCATCAGGATCTAGCATGATGAATAGCTTACGACCGGGAGCAGTGGAAGCTAGTGTAGTCTTGCCGCTACCACTATCACCCCACAGGATCATAGATAGTCGCGAGAGTGTGTCAGTGGGACGTTCGATCTTTATCTCCACGCCTTCTCTCCATTGTTTGTATGAAGCATTATAGCACATACAGAAACAGACGCAAGTCACTCGGCGATTGTGTCTGCCAGTGGACTCCACCTCTCAGTAACCATCTCATGATCGAAGATGTGTTTGCGTTGTTCTCTTGACTCGACACATAGAGGTATAAAGGAGCAGCTACGGAAGTACCGATTGCATGAGTGTGTGTAAGCTGGTGCGTTGGTAGGATCATCCACATGCTTATCAAGTATACTGAGTGTATGCAGCACCCATTGTTCCCACTCATAGAAGCTGTCCTCGTTGCGTGATGTTGGGTAGCGCATCATACCATCGCTGTAGGTGCTAGATTTAGGTATAGGTATCTGTAGACCCCACATCGTCACGTTGCGAACAGGTATACTCAGTATACAGCTAGCAGCGATGCAGTAGCTAGTGACTTGATGACTAGTATCAAAGCTATTAGACCACACTGTGTCGATACGTGAACCAGTTTTGTTCTCATGTACCTCCGGTGTCGTGTCTGTTGGACGCAGTGTGTCAACGCACAGACCATCAATCCTACCCACAAATCGAGTGATAGCATTGCTCTCATCATCAGCTAGAGTTATATCAAATGGCACCTCGATGCCTATCAACTCATCAGTCATGATAGGTATGAAGCGACCAAGCGGATAGCGTTGTACGTAGGTGATAGCGGCGCTTTCAAGGTTCGCGATGGTGCGTTTGTTATCACGTGCGTCGTCATAATAGCCAGATGTATCAAGCAGATTGAGACACATCTGCATACAACGTGTCTCTGCATCTTCACCGTTGTTGTAGTAGGTGAGCGCACGTGTCCAACGATCAGGATATGCAGCATTATTGAACAGCTTACTGGCATAGACGTTGATCCGTGCAAGTTGTTCAAGCTGCATGTTTAGCTCATTACCGCATATACTATGTATTAGATCGAAGAAGCGACAACAAGCGAACACATCATGCATAGCGCGGCCAGCTTCGAGCGGTAGCACACGATCAACGCCAGCACTTAGACGCTTACCATGTATGCTATGAATGATGCCCCATCTAGGACACGTGTTGATAGCTGTGAGTGATGAGAAGTCAACCCACGGCAGCTTTGAGTTAGTGACGGTTGGTAGGATCAACATCAGCGTTTATCTCCTGTTGTAGGCGCAGTTCTAAGTCAGCGAGCAGTATGTTAACACACTTACCAACTAACAAGCTCCAATCACCTGAGCCTGTTCGCTGCTCGTTCATGATCTTGCGTATCTCACGCACAGAGTTGAGTTGCTGTGTCAACGTCATCACTGCATGTCCTTATCTGGGTGCATGTCCTTGCGGACCTTTTCCCAATCGTGCTTGAGCTTAGCAC